CAAACACATCTTTTTTTAATTCATTTAATGCGCTTGTTGTTAAATCAATTTTATTATTAAATTCATTATTAGTATTGGTCTGATTTTTTTTAAATGTCTGTAAATCAGTGTTAGTATTATTTGCAAGTTGCTTAGCTTCAAGAGTTTCTTTTCTATACTCTTCAATTTGAGCATTGTAATTACCAGTATTAACCCAATAAGTCTCATCACCAATATCTACTTTAGCAGGAACAGGTATTTTACTGGTAAAGCTATTACCTTTATAAGTTACTATACTTAATGCTTCATAAGGTATATTTTTGTTCCACTCACCCATAATCTTCGGCACATACCTAGCACCCACATACTGTCTATTAATCAAGCCATAACTCATATTACTTTTACCTCTCTTTCTTAATAACTTAATACTAAATGACCATAGTCATAATCCCCAACACCTATGTTATTTCCAATATCTAACCCAGTTGTATTAAAGGTTATACTTTCCCAGTGTTTTGGAATATTATAAATAATATATCCCGCATCACTAATTGTCACAAAAATCATAGTAGCTAAATATTGAGCAATAACATTTTCAGCGAAGCTAGTATCGAAATTATCAATCCAATTTTGCACTGTCTGTATTTCCTGTTTTAGCTTATTGATTTCATCGTTCTGTAATTTGTCAGTTTCAATCAAATTGTTAATATAATCTACCATTTTACAAAGTATTTCATAATAGCTTAGGCTGTCATCATATACCAGTGGTAAAACCTTGTAACACCAAAGTCGAAAGAATTCATTGTCACAGTTACTCATATATAAATGCTCCTTTCTAATAAATTGTAAAGAATAAGTCTTTAAGTTCATCAATAACCATCATATCAATATTTAAAAACGTTTCCCTAAACTTTAGCAACATTTCTGATTGATTACCTTCATAGCCTAAAACTTTGTCAACATAGCTGTCACTTCTTTTGCCTGTTCCTGTTTCATTGTCAGTATTGCTACCGTTTAGGGTACTACTTGTACTATCCGTACCAACATTGTGTGTAGCGTTTGTTAAATAATCGTTACTGTCAAGTCCGTTAATACCGCCCTGTGGTGTATCACTATAATAGCTCCAAGTATTCGTACTTCCGTCAGTTCTCGAACTGCTAATATTAGTGCCATTTCTGTTAGTGGTTTTGGTTTCGCTTCCAGTGCCTGTATGTGTAACACTTCTGTCCACACTAACTAATGGTTGAATTTTTAACAATTCGCTCTGATAAAGCTGATTATAATAAGGCATAATGTTTTTCATTTTATCACTTAAAAACAACTTCCATCTTCCTACAGTTTCACAGCATATCTCTCTTGTGTAGTAATATCTTAATATCTTCTTACAAAGTTCTGCTCGATATTGCTCGTCAAAAATAGGAAAGTCGCTAAAAATCTTGCTCCAAGACTTATTCAGTATATCTTCTATGTCATTAAACCCACTCGACTCTGTAAGCTTCGCACTTGTTTCACAAATAAATCTAACTTGTGTTGTATATTTACTCATCGTCATCCTCCTTCCTGTCATCATTCTGATTGAATACATCACGGAAATGACAGCTTATCTGAGTACTGAACATTCTGTTAATCTGCTCACAAGCCTGTTGTCTTGCAAATTCTCGAGAATATCTGTTAGCCATTACACCGCCTTGAAGCCTTTGCACTTCGTCCTTAATCATTCGTTCTTTTTTCTGAATACTAATGTTTGTTACACCTAGATAAGTTAGTGCTTCATTCCATAGATTAACCTTTAACTCATATAGCTTATCTGCAACATACGGTGCACCAGTTGTGAACACACCAAATGAACTACCGTCACTATCCATGAAATCATTACTTGCAAAAATAACGGGTTGGTTGCCATCATACTGCATATATGCGTTTTGTAGAGCTAATTGTTGTTGTTCACTACCCTTAATCAAAATCGGTGTTCTTTGAGCTTTGCAGTTAATATCTATACTTGCGTCAAGTTCGGCTAGTCTCTTAGCGTATATTTCCATCTTATCTTTACAGCACCAATGTGTCATATTATCCCATATAATAACACTATCACTTCTTCCACATACACGTTGATATCCATTAGAAGCATACGCTCGTCTATCTAGTGGTATATTGTAAACGTCAAGTTGACCGCCAAGTACAGTTCTCAAGCATAGATTTCCCATGACTTCATCGTTAAAATACAGCATAGCTTTATTATCATACAGTCCAACTTCGATAAATCGTGCATCTACAGTGCTAGGAAGCCCACTCCATTCAAACGAGCTAATAGCTATTTCTGTAAATAAATCTAAGTATTGGTCAAAAGTGTAAAGCTGATAAACAACGCTGTCGCTAAATGAAGTGCGCTCTTTAGCTCGTTTTGCATTTCTTGCTTTGCTCATTTTTATTTTCCCTCCTTTCTAAACTGAATTATCAAGCGAATAATTACCTACTTCACTAGGATGTTTCCAAAAAGTTATTCCTCTATTAAAATAACTTTCAATCTGTGCTATGTCATCACTGGGTGCACCCCCTACTATTGTACAATCAACGGTTTTTGTATAATTCCAATGCGGTCTACTTGACACATTGGGTACTTTAGTTGTGTGACAGGCATACCCAAATACATCAAAATACTTATCAATAGCTTTAGCATACTCAGCAGTGATAGATTTTCGTTGAGCTTCAAAGCACACTTGACCTTTACCAAAAAGTGCATTATTAGTGGCATAATTGCCCTTTACATCATTAGCAGCAATACTAGCCGTGTAAGCACTTGTTAATATATTCTGCACACTACCCAGTGCTGAATTACTTGACTGTCCAGTAATCATCCCTGTAGCAGTTTGAACGGCTGACGGAATAGCGTTAATTGTAATCGGTACAGCGTTTTGAGCAACCCATGCGTTAAACGCGTCCACATTCCATGAACATAAAGGGAAGCTGTCAAGTGTGATTGTTTCTGTCATATCCATTCGGCCTGTGCCTGTGGTATCTGTGGACTTGTATCGGTCAAGTCTTAGCACTTCTTGTACCGGCATCGTCATGTTACCAACTATGTTATAATACGGTGTGAGATTTTCTGAAAATTCATAGCGTTGGATTAATGTCTGTCCGCAGTTATTTCTTACTTCGTTAAAATTATATGGGTAGGTGTAAAGCTTCATGTTTCGTGGCGTGTAACCGTTTATTGTGTCAGTATTACTAATTGGTACACCAGTAACATTTATTGGGTTAGTATTTCCAGTAAATGTAATATTAACTCCTTCGTCTGTAACATTAACGGGAAGTATATCTGTAGGGCATGTGTAAAGAGCTAATATATTTTCGGGTGTACTTAAATACTGATTTAAAAAATTAGTGAGATTATTACCACCTGTTTCTGTGTTAGCAAAGGCTTTTATTTGATATCCACTATAAACACCGTCGTATAGATACCCCCCTGTTGTGGCAAGTAGTACCATGGTACAAGTACTTAAAGAGCCTAGCCCTATTAACTGGGCGTCACCATTGTAAACATATTCGCCACATTCGACATTTTCAGGTAAGATATGCTCACCGATGTTATCAGTTAGACTATGCTCTCGTTCGACAAAGCATTCTTGTAGTTCAATATCAAACCAGTAAGTTTGTAGAACATCAATTTGAAAGCTTATCTCAGCGGTAACATTGTTAATATACTCAATACTTGTCACAAATGCATAAAACCACCGAGTGCTGAAAGCCGAGTTTTGAAACATCATGTAATTACAGTCGTATAAGCTGTCTGCTGTAGCCTGTAAACGACATTTACCCTTATTAACTCTGTTGTAAGTTACGTTATTAAAATGCTTTTTGGCTTTACTAATAAAATAATCTGCTTGTGTTTTCTTATCTGAAAAATAAAGTGTGTGTTTCTGCTGAGTGGAAAGTGGTACTCCACTCAGCATGTACACCTCACTATCAGGTACTATGTACATAATTCATCACCCTTTATTTAATGTGTCTGTATCACCTTTATTTAATGTGACTGTATCACCTACAACATTATTGCTAGTGATATTTACCGCACCTGTGTAGGTTGTTCCATCTAAATCAGCTACAAGAGTTATTTCTGATGTTGATTTTGTTGACGGAATTACAATAGCGCCATATTTCTGCACAGCAATACCCTCTGTTGTAAGAGCTTTAGTCTGAACAAAATTAACTGAATTAGGTGCAAGTGTACCTGTCTCATCCAGTACATTAAGTGTAAAGATAGTACCAACCTTAGATATATCTTTTCCTGTGATTTTAGCTGTAATTGTTTCAGGCTTGGCAATTTTAGCACCACTGTCAACAAAAACGATTGCATTAGCAAAAGGTGAGTATGAAATAGTTTTCCAAACGTGCAACCAATAATTCCAATACAAACCACTACCAACACGTGTTTCGTCAAATTCGAATAAGTTGTCATAAATTTGGAACCACTCTTCATCAAGCAAAACACCCTTAACATTTTTCATAAGTGCAAGCTCGTCTGTCGTTACTTCTTCGAGGCCTGTAGACTCTTCTCTTATCGCTTCAAATCTTTCATTGTCAAACGAACTGAAATCGTCAATAAGGTGAAGTTTACCAATGAAATCTGCTTTATTCATATTAAAAGCACTGGCAAGAACTTCAACATCAAATTTAGCATTAAAATCAGCATCCATAAAAATACACTGCTTATCAATAGGTGTGTTGTTCTGTACATGAGTCTCATTAAATCGCCCTGTCATGTCAATAGGAAGTAAATTTGATTTACCTCTAAAAGCTACAGCCACACTATTCATGTTAGTAGTATCAATAGGCTGTGGATATACTTTACCATGAGAAATTGCTTTGATAAGCAGATACTTAAAAAGTAAGTATTCGTCATATTCAGCCGACTGATATACTTGGTCAATAATTGATGTAATAAGGTTAGTAACACCGTCAGCAGATGTAAAAGCTCTTTTTAAAGCCTGTTTCTCAATAGTAATTGGGTACATTACCCTCCAATTAGTCATGTGAAAGACTGACTGAACATTAGGAAGAGTACGTTTAAATTCTCTACTAGCACCCTTTTCGGGGTTATATTTTACAGCTCTGATAATACCAACAAAAATGTCCTCTACAGTCTCGCCAAATTCAAGATACCCCTTCTTGAGGTGCTTATAAGGGTTGTTAAAAGTTGCACTCTGCATACGCACCAACGCAATTCTATTAATTAAAGCGTTGATAAATTCGTTGGAGTGTGTCGGATTTCCAAAAAGAATTTCTCCAACCTTTGGAATGTCCTGCTCCTTCTCTATTGTTGGTATATCTTTTTGATAAGCATATGATGCATTATTTCTGATAACATTAAGAATATCAATTGAGCGTGCATCAAGTTTCGTTTTAGCAATTATTCTAGCCATTAATTCTCCTCCTCTTCAAATAAATCCTCGAAAGAGTTGTACACTTTCTCTTCCTCCTCGTGTTCTGTCGGTGTGTCTAGTTCATCTTCCTTTTTTTCAAGAAAACGTGAAATATATTTGTCTCTCCACATTTTGTCATTTTCCGTGTATTTCTGTTTCCACTCGTCAGCATCGGACGAGCCGATTGAGTCGGATATATCCTCAATAATCTCAATTGTTTCGTCATCCGTTCTATCACCGACATATTTTTTTATTTTTTCGACTAATTCGTCTTTTGATAATTTAGCCATTATCATTCTCCTTCCTTATAATCGTCTGCGTAACATCATATAAATAGGTAAGTGCCTTCTTGATAGTGGTGTGGGTGGTGTGGGCGGTGTGGGCGGTAAAGGTGTACCGCTAAGATACTCGAACCAATTCTTGCCGTTCTCTATTCTTTCATCGAGAGCTACAACACCGGCACGTTCTCTTTCAAAACAGTAAGCTTTGACTGCTTCCTCAACGTCCGTAAGTTGTGAAAATTGTAGTCCTGTGTACGGATACCTTTTAGTTGGTATCCACTGACCTCCATATCCTTCAAGTACTTCGGCATTAATAAGCTGACACTGCAATTTGCCGTCTTTCCAATCCTTACCTTGAGCATTTGCGTAGTCAGTGAGGTTTGAGGAAGGCGTCCACTGAATAAGACCCCATCCACTAGATACACTTACTGTTTCTTTAAGCCCAGGGTTTAAGGTACTTTCTCTCTGAACATTTCCGAGCATACCACATATACTTTCAAGTGTGTATTTTCCAGTAAAATAAGCGTTAAACTCTAAAGCGTTATTTTCCATCTGCGCCTTTGTCAGATACTTCCTAGTACCCTCAATAACTACCCATCCCATTAAATTACCTCAGTAAGAAGCGCTTTCCATGTATTGTTGCCACACTTACCATCCTGTACAAGATTGTGGTCTTTCTGAAAATTAATACATGCAGATACACACCCTTTACCGTAGAGGGTATCTATTGAACCTGTATAATACCCTAACTTTGACATTAGTATCTCGAATACAGTAACATCGTTATTTTTACTACCTTTTTTCAATAAAGACATAGTTGTTAATTTCTCCTTTTTAAAATCAACAATTCTTTTAACAAGCACTAAGTCGTTTCGGTGAGAAATATTAGTAATTGAAACACCCTTACCCTTGTTTGTTTTTGTGTTTTTACTATTTCCTATCGATTCAATCATTTGTGTACTGTTAATAGCAATTGCTACGTGAGTAATTCTGCTGGTTGATTTACCGAAATAAAGTAAATCAGCACTTTGAATATTTGTTACTGTTTTGCCTAACACTGAGTAGCCTTGTGCTGTAGTTCTTGGTACTTTCATGCCACACTTATTAAGTACAGAATATACAAAACCACTACAGTCATATCCACCCTCAGACTCAGACTCTCCACCCCATACATAGGGCTTTCCGAGATACGTTCTCGCCGTTGTTACAATATCACTACTTGTCATTGACATTCACCTCACTGTCAAGCTTATCACAAAGTTTTTGAAGCACGACTGTATTATTGTTGAGTGCTTCTCCAAACTTGTCTGTCTCTTCCTTATGTGCGTCATTAATTTTGTTAATGTAATAACACATAATTAAACACATTCCTATGGGAAAACCAAGCGTAGAAATTAATGTTGCTAAGTCATTAATCATAATAGTGACCCCCCTTTCTTTTTTCTTATTATAACATGTTATCCACAAATTATCAACATTAATTTGACAAATTGTGGATAACTTGATATAATAAACTAAAGGAAGTGGATAAATGAAAGAAATAAAATACTATGATGGCACCAAGCTATTAAGCATGAAAGATATTAATGGGAATGTTC